AAGTGTATGATGGGATCAACATCAAACGCTTTAGATAAAGGTGGTGATAACTTTAAAAAACTTTACAATGACTCGGACGTTACAAGACGAAATAGAAATGGCCAGACAAAGAGTGGTTTATATTCTTTGTTTATCCCAATGGAATGGAACTATGAGGGCTTTATTGATGAGTTCGGACTTCCGGTCTTTGATACACCACGTAGCGATGTTAGAGGACCGCATGGTCAACTAATAGACATAGGTGTTGTAGATTATTGGGATAATGAAGTAGATGGATTAAAAGATGATCAAGACGCTTTAAACGAATTTTACAGACAATTTCCTAGAACAGAAGAGCATGCGTTTAGAGACGAGACTAAAAACTCATTATTCAACCTCATTAAAATCTACGAACAAATCGATTATAATGAAGGTAATAGAAATTCTTCTGTGCTTACTGCAGGTAATTTTCAGTGGCAACAAGGGATAAAAGATACTAGAGTAGAATTTAATCCTGACCCTAATGGTAGGTTTAAAGTTAGCTGGGTACCTAATGGAAGTATGCAGAATAATGTAATACTAAAGAATGGAGTTAAATATCCTGGAAACGAGCATATTGGTGCGTTTGGTTGTGATAGCTACGATATTAGTGGTACTGTTGATAGTAAAGGATCTAAAGGAGCGTTACATGGATTGACTAAGTTTAGTATGGAAGATGCTCCTGCTAATACTTTTTTTTTAGAATATATTGCTAGACCGCAAACTGCTGAGATATTTTTTGAAGACGTACTAATGGCATTAGTGTTTTATGGCATGCCGATACTAGCAGAGAACAACAAACCTAGACTATTATACTACTTAAGGCGTAGAGGTTATAGAGGTTTTAGCATGAACAGGCCGGATAAAGTCTGGAATAAACTATCTACTGCAGAAAAAGAAGTTGGTGGTATACCAAACTCTAGTGAAGATATAAAGCAAGCTCACGCAGCTGCTATAGAAATGTACATCAATGATCACGTAGGTTTACTTCAAGATGGTACGTATGGTACTATGTATTTTAATGACACATTAAACGACTGGAGTAAGTTTGATATAAACAAAAGAACAAAGCATGACGCTTCCATTAGTAGTGGTCTAGCTGTCATGGCTTGTAACAGACACCTTTACAGACCAAACCAAGAAAGAAAAAGACAAGCGTTAGGTATAACAATGTCTAGGTATAATAACAATGGAATAACATCTAAAATAATAAAGTAATATGACAGAGTCTGTTGTAAACTTTCCGTCACAAGCGGTAAGTGATTTAGAAAAGATGTCACCTGAATATGGACTAAAGGTTGCTAGAGCTATACAAGCTGAGTGGTTTAGTAATAGAGATGACAAGTTTACTAGTAACTATGACACGTTTCACAAGCTGCGATTGTATGCAAGAGGTGAACAGTCTGTAGAGAAATATAAAAACGAGTTATCTATAAATGGTGACTTAAGCTACTTAAACCTAGACTGGAAACCTGTTCCTATAGTTTCTAAGTTTGTTGATATAGTTGTAAACGGTATGTCTCAAAGATCTTATGAAATAAATGCATTTTCTCAAGATTACGCTAGCGTAGTTAAACGCACTGAGTACATGGAATCAATGCTTAGAGATATACAGGCTAGAGAATATAACGATATGGTGCAAGCAGGTTTTGGTATGGATATATACGAAAACGATAGAGAAACATTACCTGATAACGAAGAAGAGTTAGCTCTACACATGCAGCTTAATTATAAGCAAGCTATAGAGTTAGCTGAAGAACAAGCTTTAAACGTTTTACTAGAAGAGTCTGATTACGACTTAATAAGAAGAAGGACTTTATACGACTTAGTTACAATTGGTATTGGTGCTACTAAAACTAATTTTAATTACAGTGAAGGTGTCAAGGTTGAGTACGTGGATCCTGTTAATTTAGTTTATTCTTATACTAACTCACCATACTTCGACGATATATATTACGTTGGTGAAGTTAAGCAAATACCTATAAACGAATTAGTAAAAGAGTTTCCTAGTTTAACAGAACAAGAAATAAAAGAAATAGTCGAAGGACCTCGTGATGCTACAAGACGTAGATACAATAGAGATTACAATAAAGTAGAAGTACTATATTTTAATTACAAGACTCACGCTAACAACGTTTACAAGTTGAAGTCAACTAGTACAGGTGCTGATAAAGTAATAGAGAAAGACGATACATTTAATCCTCCAGCGGATATGCAAGGTGAGTTTAGTAGATTAGATCGTGTTATAGAAACTATATATGAAGGTGTATTAGTTCTAGGCACAGATAAACTTCTTAAATGGGGCATGCAACCTAACATGATGCGTAGTAAGTCTGATTTTGGTAAGGTTAAAATGAACTACAATATCGTAGCACCTAGAATGTACGATGGTAGAATACAATCACTTGTAAGTAGAATAACTGGGTTTGCTGATATGATACAGTTAACACACTTGAAGTTACAGCAAGTTATGAATCGTATGGTTCCTGATGGTGTTTATTTAGACGCTGATGGTTTAGCTGAGATAGATCTAGGTAATGGTACAAACTATAATCCGCAAGAAGCTTTAAACATGTTCTTCCAAACAGGTTCTGTTATTGGTAGATCATTTACTTCTGAAGGTGATATGAATCCTGGTAAAGTGCCAATACAGCAAATACAAAACGGTGGAGGTGGTAATAAACTACAAAGTCTTATAGCTACATATAACTATTATCTACAAATGATCCGTGATGTAACCGGGTTAAATGAAGCTAGAGACGCGTCAACACCAGACAAAAACGCTTTAGTAGGTATACAAAAGTTAGCTGCGGCTAATTCAAACACAGCTACAAGACATATACTACAGTCTATGATGTTCTTAACTGCTGAAGCTGCAGAGTGTTTATCGCTTAGAATATCTGACATATTAGAGTACTCACCAACGCGCGAAGCTTTTATTAGAGCTATTGGTGCGCACAACGTAGCTACGCTTGATGAGTTAAAAGATTTACACTTATACGATTTTGGTGTATTCATTGAATTAATGCCAGATGAAGAAGAAAAGCAGATGCTAGAAAACAATATTCAAGTAGCTTTAGCTCAACAGTTGATAGACTTAGACGATGCGATTGATCTTAGAAATGTTAGAAACGTTAAGCTTGCTAATCAACTTCTTAAAGTTAAGAAAAAGAAAAAGCAAGAGAAAGATCAGTTAACGCAGCAACAAAACATACAAGCTCAGTCTCAAGCAAATGCACAAGCTCAACAAGCAGCAGCACAAGCTGAAGTTCAGAAGAACCAAGCTAAAGCTCAGTCTGACGCTCAACTAGAACAAGTGAAAAGCGAGTTGAAAATGCAGTATCTAGACAGAGAGGCTCAAGTTAAGAAAGAACTAATGCAGTTGGAGTTTGAACTAAACTCACAGCTTCAAGATGGTGAAAGACAATCACGTGAAAAGATTGCCGATATGAAAAACAAGGGGCAAGAGATTAAAAAGTTTGAATCATCAGGTAATGATATAGTAACAGGTGGAGCGGGGTTAACTAACCTTTAATCTACTATTTTTTAATATTTTATAAAATTTTATTATGGAAATAACTAAAGTAAATTTAGACAATCAAGAACCAGAAATCTATAAAGTAGATTTAGATAATCCACCAAACCAAGAAACTGAAGAAGTAACCAATGAAACTGAAGAAACAACAACTGACCCAGCAGGAGTGGTGGGAAGCGATGAAAACACCGAGCCCACACAAGAACAAGAAGAAGTACAGCCGGAAGCAGAAGTACAAGAAACAGAAGCACCAGTATTAGAAGAAGTAACTGAAGAAGAAGTTCAACAAGAAGTTGAGCAGGTTCAAGAAGTTGTTGAAGAAGCTGTTGCTGAGGCGGAAGCTACAGGTAGACCGTTGCCAGAAAACATACAGAAGTTAGTTGACTTTATGGATGAGACTGGTGGAAGCTTAGAAGATTATGTTAGACTAAACACTGACATTAGCAAGCTAGATACTACAGATGTTCTTGATGAATACTACAGACAAACCAAACCTCATTTATCTGGAGAAGAGAGAAGTTTCTTGTTAGATGAAACTTTTAGCTACGACGAAGAAGTAGATGATCCTAAAGATATAAAGAGAAAGAAAATAAAACTAAAAGAAGAAGCTGCTAAGGCTCGTAAGTATTTAGAAAAACAAAAAGCTACTTATTACGAGGAAATAAAAGCTGGTAGTAAGTTGACACCAGAACAACAAAAAGCAGTAGACTTTTTTAATAGATATAACAAAGACTCTAAAGCACAACAAGAAGCTACAGAGTTAAGTACAAAAGCATTCCGACAAAGAACTGATGCTGTGTTCAATAACGATTTCAAAGGTTTTGATTTTAATGTTGGTGACAAGAAGTTTCGGTACAATGTTAAGAATACACAAGAGGTCAAAGAGACTCAGAGTGACTTGAATAATTTCGTTAACAAGTTTGTTGGCAAGGACAATACAATTCAAGATGCTAAGGGTTATCACAAGTCCCTGTTCGCAGCTATGAACGCTGACGCTTTAGCTCAACACTTTTACGAGCAAGGAAAAGCAGATGCTATTAAAGAAGCTGTAGCAAAAGGTAAAAACGTCAATACTGATGCTAGACAAACCTTCGGCGAGACGTCTGTAGGTGGAGTAAAGTATAGAGTTCTTGGTGATTCATCTAACGACTTCAAATTTAAAATAAGAAAAAATAAACGTTAATTTAAAAATTTTACAAAATGGCTTTACAACCGGGTAATGATTTGAACAGCGTGCCTGCTTCTAATAAGCAAGCATTAAGTACAAATTACATCGATTTTACTGCGTCAGCAACTAAAGGCTGGGCGCAACAATACGTTCCAGATTTAATGGAAAAAGAAGCTGAAGTTTTCGGACCGAGAACTATTTCAGGTTTCTTAGAACAAGTCGGAGCTGAAGAAGCAATGACTTCTGATCAAGTTATTTGGTCTGAACAAGGTAGATTACACTTATCTTATAAAGGTAAAGTTCACGGTACTGGAAATCAGCAACTGTCAACTCAAGCTGGTGGTGAGATAGAAATAGAGTCTGATATTGACGATAATGCTACTTTGTCAGATGGATCTTCTACTTTTACAGCTAACCATGGTATTAGAGTTAACGATACTCTTTTAGTAGCTGATGCTAACACTACTGTAAAATGTATTGTTACTCACGTTGATGCAGGTGGTATATTGAGTGTTGCTGTATATGGTAATTCTACTGGTCTTACAGCTGCGTTAGGATCTGCAAATACTGGTTCAAAATCTTTAACTATATTAGTTTACGGATCTGAATTCCACAAAGGCGGGGCATACAATGCTTCTACTGTAGCTTCTTCCGCTCTTAGCTGGGCTAACTCAGATTCTAGAGGTGCTAACGAACCAGACTTTAAGACTTTTACAAATCAGCCTATTATTATGAAAGACTACTACGAAGTGTCAGGATCTGATGCATCTCGTATTGGTTGGATTGAAGTTTCTTCTGAAGGTGGAGCTTCTGGTTATTTATGGTATGTAAAAGCTGAAGCTGATACTAGAGCTCGTTTTAATGATTACATTGAAATGGCTATGTTAGAATCTGAAAAAGCTGTTGCAGCTACTGATGGTGCTGGTTCGAACGTTACAGACATGAAAGGTACTGAAGGTTTATTCTCTGCTATTACAGATAGAGGTAATGTTACTACTGGTATTTCAGGTGTTAATGCTGCTACTGATCTTTCTGAGTTTGATGCTATACTAGCAGAGTTTGATAAGCAAGGTGCGATTGAAGAGTATATGTTATTCTGTAACAGAGCTTCTTCTTTAGCTATCGATGATATGCTTGCTTCTATGAATTCTTATGGAGCTGGTGGTACTTCTTACGGAGTGTTTGATAACGACGAAGATATGGCTTTAAATTTAGGTTTCTCTGGTTTCAGAAGAGGTTCTTATGACTTCTACAAATCTGACTTTAGATACTTAAACGATTTAGCTACTCGTGGTGGTATTAATGCTAAAAACACTGTTGGTGCTATTAGAGGTGTATTAATACCTGCTGGTACTTCTTCTGTTTACGATCAACAAGTTGGCGCATCTATGAGACGTCCGTTCTTACACGTACGTTATAGAGCTTCACAAACTGATGATAGAAGAATGAAGACTTGGGTAACAGGTTCTGTAGGTGCTGCTACATCTGCTTTGGATGCAATGCAACTACACATGTTAACTGAAAGATGTTTAGTAGTTCAAGGTGCTAACAACTTTATGTTAATGCAATAATAAAGGTTGGGGCTTCGGCCCCCACCTTATTTTTTTTAATTTTTATTTTATTATATTATGGCAAAAAAGAAAACAAAAGCTGCAGTTAAAGAAACTGTAGTTGAGCAAGTAGTGGAGCAAACTGTTGAAACTGTAGTTGCACCACCAAAACCAAAGGTAGAAAAGCAAGTATCTAAACCTTCTTGGGAAGTAAAAAATAGAACTTATTTTTTAAAAAACAATAGAAAACCATTATCTTACTCTTTAAAAAGCTCTAACATATTTTGGTTTGACGAAGATAAAGGCTATCAGAGAGAGTTAAAATATTGCAGTAATCAAAGAACTCCTTTTGTAGATGAAATGCAAGGTGATCAAAGATTAGCGCATATTGTTTTTAGAAATGGAGTTTTATTTGTACCAAGAGAAGATACTACTTTGCAAAAGTTATTATCTAAATACCACCCTCATAGAGATAAAGTTTACTTCGAGCATAAACCTCAAGAGATAGCTGAGAACGAAGTTGATGTTCTTGAGTTAGAAATTGAAGCTTTAATGGTAGCTAGAGATTTAGATATTGAAATGGCTGAAGCTGTTATGAGAGTAGAGGTAGGTTCTAGAGTTTCAGAGATGAGTTCTAAAGAGCTTAAAAGAGATTTATTACTATATGCTAAGAGAAATCCTGAAACTTTCTTAGAATTAGTTAATGACGATAATGTACAGCTAAGAAACTTTGGTATTAAAGCAACTGAACTAAACATTATAAAGTTATCTTCTGATCAACGCTACTTTATGTGGGGATCAAACAATAGAAAACTTATGACAGTTCCGTTTGACGAACACCCATATACTGCTTTAGCTCATTGGTTTAAAACTGATGAAGGTATGGAAGTATATACTAATATAGAGAAGCGGTTATCATAACCGTTTCTTTTAATACTAAATAAGCACAAACCTTAATCCTTAAACTTTAAACCTTAATTCACAAACAATTATTTATTAATTATTAAACAAAAAATTATGAATTATTTGTATTTTGCAGAAGGTACTGTTGATAGTACTGGCGAAGGGATGATGTTTCCTGCTTCTAACTTTATAGGTTTAGATGCGACATCATCAACAACTACTGATGTGTTTTTTAAAGACCATGATAACGCTGCTGGCCAATCAAAAGCAACGTTAAAACATGCTGCAGGTAAGCACAAAGAAGTTGCGGAATTATTAATAGACGTTGTAAAACCTTCCCCTGGAAACAGAGGTAAGTTTATAGTAGTGTCTGATGAAGAAAACAGTGTTTATCTAGACAACGGAAATGGTGCTGGATTAACTACACCTGTTGAACTAGTTGTATAATCTTTAAATATAAAAAAAATGAAACAATATTTTTATTTCGGAGAAGCTACGGTAGAAACAACTGGTGAGAACGTTTGCATTCCTTCATCAAGTATTATTAGTATAAGACCAGACGGTGCTTCAAGTGTTAAAATTTATTACAAAGCAATTGATGGTACTGGTGATGCTGATAACGTAACATTAACTCATACTGGTACTAGTACTAAGGCAGCTCTAAATGAATTAGTTAAGGTGTTTACTACTAAAACTAATAAACCAATTGTTGTTGTAGCTGATCGATTAGGAACTGATAACGCTGTAGATATTACTAATATAACTACCGCTGTAGCTGTTTTTAAATCATAATACTAACTTTTAAAAAATACTAAAAATGGCATATTTATATTTTGCAGAAAATGAAGGAGCTGACGCGGCTGGAGACTCAGGAGCGTTCTCATCTGAAGCTTTTTTAGCAGCGGATGTTACAGCTTCTGGTCAGACAACATTACATTTTAAAGCTATTGAAGGTGACAACGATGCTGACACAATTGTAATTAACCACGCTGCGGGTAAACACAAAGAGTTTATGCAATGTTTAGCTGACGCTTTAAATTACAACGGACCTGATATGTACGTTTTCTTTGATGAAGACAATCAGATCTTTGATAAACAGCTAATTGATTTAGAAGTAGTAGTCCCTGGAACGTCTACTTGTGTTATTGCTAACAACTAATACAATTACAACTTAATATTAATAGCCATCCTTTCGGGTGGCTATTTTTTTTATAGGGTAATAAAACTCGCTAATGTGTAATACTCTATTTATAGCAAAGTAAACAATTTAAACATAATATTATGGGAATTAATTCAACAGAGGTTGCTTACAACTTTGGGCAACTAGGTTCTGCTTTTAATGATGGCACAGCAGCTATGACACCACCAACGGGTAAAGTGTTTGTAGCTATAACAATGCTTTCAGATACTACATTTGAAACTACAAATGGTTTAATAGCTGACAACAATGATAGAGCAGGGTTAGAATATATTAACACTGCTAGTTCAGCTCATGATGCTGGATCCGCTAGCGCTAGTTCAGGTACTGGTGGTTTAACAGTTGATGTTAGTAACAATTTTCCAGAGGGTATAACTATATACGGAAGGTGGACTTCTGTTAAGCCAGCCGGAGGACACATCATTGCTTATATAGGAGACTAGTATGTTAGGTATAGGTTCAGGCGCTGGTAGAAGCGGTAAAATAAGAACTATTGTTAAAGATGGTTTACAAGCTTGGTATAAAGCTGATGTAACTCAAGCTCCGCTAGGTGAGGAAGAAGTACCTAATGGTGAGCTTAGAGCAAGCTCAAATTTATTACCTGATATAAATGATTTAAGTAGTTGGACAATAAGTCAGCATGCAGAGCAGGTTGCTGATGGTGTTAAAATTAAGTTTAGTAACTCTCAAAGTCCTAGTACTCACGGCTATATTCAACATACAGAAGCTAATTGGGGTGGTTATGTTCATGGTCACAACTATCTTGTTAAAGCTACTGTAACAGGTGGACCAGGATCTACTGGTA